AGTTTATACTCCGATACAGGATGGAAAAATGGTAGATACGAAGGAACAAAGACTACTGCAGACACCTACGGAGGAATAGATCCCACTATTACAGGAATATCGTTTACAGGAGCATACTACCCTGCAAGTCTAACAGACACTTCAATAAGTACAGCTAGTACAAGTACCCGTGTAATAGAGGAGTTCTTTGTTATTCCAGCAAAGGGAGTAGACACATCAGTACCTATAGTAACATTCCCAGCCGACCCAACAAAAACAGCAGTATACCAAGCATCAGCCCAAATAACTGCAACAAGAGTACTTTTTGACTTTACAGTAATATCAGGAGTTACAGAAGTAGACCCTATAGAAGTAGGTGACTACCTATACCTATATAATGTAGATGAGATAGTAAAGGTAGAGCAAGTAAGTAGGTCTGGAGGAACAACAAATGTTACAGTAAAGAGGTATATGTTTGGGACAAACCCTACTAAGACTGTTAATGCCTTTACAGTAACAGCAAGAGTGTTAACAGATAGTAATAGGATATATCAGATTGAAAATAACAGAATAGAGTTTATAGGGGAGAGTAAGGTATGGATAGAAGCCTCAGGAGAAATTTTACGACTAGATGAACTAGGATACTCTATGACAGGAAGCATAGCTACTTAGTAGTAAATGAAAATAAAATAACGTATATTTATTAATAAAAACATATTCAAATGGGATATTTAAGTAATTCAGTAGTAACTGTTGATGCTATTTTAACAAAAAAAGGTAGAGAACTTCTTGCAAAAGGAGATGGTTCTTTTAAAATTACACAATTTGCATTAGCAGATGATGAAATTGACTACACCTTGTACAATCCAGCACACGCATCTGGATCAGCTTACTACGGAGAAGCAATTGAGAACATGCCACTATTAGAAGCATTTCCTGATGAAACTCAAATCATGAAGTACAAGCTAACTACTCTTCCAAGAGGTACAGCTAAGCTACCTATTTTAGATTTAGGATATTCAGCAATTAGATTGAAGCAAGGAGCCTCATTAGCTATCACACCACAAACTCTTAACTACTTAGGATCTACTCAAACATTTGAGGCAGGAGGATATGTAGCAACTTTAGCAGATGCTAGAACAGTTAACACATTTAATGGTGTTGGAGTTAATACAGCTGAAGCAGAGAGACTAAATTCAACTACTACACTAGGAACTAACGTTTCTAAGACAGTAATAGGGACATCAATCAATATTACAGCAACAACAGTAAATACGTTGTTTGGTGACGCAGCAACACTTCAAACCACTCTTACAATTATTGGTAGAGATTCTGGAGCTAGAGTAACAATCCCAGTAACAATCATAAAAGTAAATTCATAACATATGTCATTTAAACGATTTGACCAAGAGGATATTACCATTAGTGCAGAGTCAGTTGTAGCACCAGCTTGGACAGGACAAGTAAGTACTTTAACGACATTCTTCACAAGCTCACAAGCAGGGAGCACATCAGGAAACTACTACTACAATGTATACCAAAGCGATCCTTTAACAGTAGGATCAGAAGTACAATTTGCAGTAGGATTTGGAAACGTAAACGGAAGTGGATCAGTTCCCTTCACAGCAGGTATTCCATCTAAAACTCCTTCTTCTGTAGTATACGGACAGTACAGAACACTGGTAAATGGAGATGAAGATACTAACTTTACATTTGGAGAAAAAACACCTAACTCAGTTTACATCATTGCAGTTAATAGATCAAGATACAAAGAGAAGTTGCTACCAGGGAGCTTTGATATTAAGTTAACAGGAGGACGTACTTTAGAGTTAATTGACAACAGTTCAACATTAACAACACTATCTTACGTAGACTCAGGAAGAATCTACGATATAGTTAGTGGATCGATAATAAACGGAGTAAGCACTCCTGCTACTGTTTCTCAGACCTTCACAGATGCTTCAGGATCTTTTGGTAAATTCTTACCAGACGTAGGACTAATTGTCCTTAATGCAAATGCAATTAAAGATGCAACTTTTGGAGCAGGTATTACCCTTAGTGAAACAAATGGAACAGATGGATTAAATAATCGAAAAATATTTGATGCAATTGATGCTGGAGCAAGTTTTACACTTCGTTCAGAAGAGACTGTTACATCGAACTACGTATTCGTTAGAGTAAGAAACAGTGAATACAACTACTCAACTAACCCATCTAATATCACAGGATCAGGAGAATTGAGACATACTATTATGGTAAACACTCCACAATCCTACATTACAACAGTAGGACTATACAACGATAATAACGACTTATTAGGAGTTGCTAAATTATCAAGACCACTATTAAAGGACTTTACAAAAGAGGCATTAGTAAGAATTAAACTTGACTATTAATGAATGGGTGCTTACAAAAAGTTAAACAAACAAGATGCATACATAACTACCTATACTGCTCATAAACAATGGGCAGTATCGGGAAGTGGATTAGCTGCAGCTGGAATTACAGTAAATCTAGCAACAGGATCCTACCTAAGTAGTATGCAGCAAAACTACTATCCACCCAAGGATAGTGGAATTTCCCCTTCACACTCTTTTGACCCCTCATACCAGACTACATTAGACTTTCCGTTAGCTAGAAACCTAGTTACCGGATCTGCTATTATATCTGTACCAAGAGAACTGTACGGTGTAGCTATTAAACCTAAATCAGTAGTATTAGACATACAACCATCCCTATATGTAGAGGCAGGATACTGGAACCTAGGGTATACAGATTTAGTAGATCCAGGATTTAACATACAACACACTTACGAAGGGTTTGATGAATGGGAAGTAGGATATACCGATGATTTGGCAGAGAGCTATAGAGACTATATTTACGATGACGGAGAAGGTAACCTGTTTGAGAGAGTATTAGATCCGCAAACTATGGAATATACTACCTTTCATATAGGGGATATTATTTACAATCAAGGAATGATAATAATCACCTCAGAGAAATATAGAGGGTACATAGCAAATCTTGCAACAATTACATTATGGTTTAAATCTACAGTGCCAATATTTACACACAACTACCACTGTAAATTAAGAGAATCTGAATTTAATCTAACATACAATCCAAGTGCAATTAGCGCATCTATCAAAACAACCTACGATAATATAGGTGATATTTATAATAGTGCAGCAAAAGTAAACAACGGACAGTTAAATAGTAATGTAACAGGTTCGGACTTCCAACCATACATTACAACAGTAGGACTATATAACGATGCTCACGAATTAATAGCAGTAGGTAAAATGGGACAGCCGGTACCTAAATCGGCAAATACAGACATGACGTTTGTAGTAAAGATTGATATATAAAACATAAGACATGGCAATAAAATTAAGAACCGACCAATCAGTAGAGCTAACGTACCAAGAAGCAGATGAGAATTTCTCATCGCTATTCTACTCTGCATCCATCTCAGGAAACACTCTCTCGTTATACTATACAGGAAGCTCTTTTGCACCAACAACAAACCCAGTTAATATAGCTATTCCTACATCGGAGGGAACTAGGTGGACTGCAAGTTTAGGTGGAAGTATTACTAGAAGTAGTGATGTGAGTGTTGTAGGAAGCATTTCAGCAACAGGAGCAGTGACAGGTTCTGCTTTTAAGGTAGTAGGAGGAACATCAGGACAAATCTTAGTTGCGAATGGTACAACCATTTCAGCAGGAAGTAATATTACCATATCAGGAGGAACTATTAGTGCCACAGATACTAACACAACTTATACAGCAGGAGCAGGACTTACTTTGACAGGAACAGCTTTTGCATTAGATGATACATTGCATTATAGAAAAATGGTACCTTATACAGTAGTTGAGTACTACGGATCATTAACTGCTTTTGATTCTACAGGAGCAGGAACAGGAGCCTGGACTAAAATATACCTATGTAACGGTAACAACGGAACTCCAGACAAAAGAGGAGTAGTAGGTGTAGGAGTTACAGACGGAAGTATGAAAGGTGGTACCATGTCAGCTGCAGTAGCACCAGGTGGAGGAAACCCTACATATACATTTAATACAATAACAGGAGCAAACACAGTAACACTTACAGTAAACCAGATGCCTGCCCACGATCATGCAGGATCTTCTGCATCATCAGTTACAAGTGCCCACTCCCACCTTATATCAGCTCCAGGTGGATCTGCTACCCTAACCTCTACCAATACAATGTCACAAGGATACAGTACAGGTGGTAACTTAGGATACTCTTTGGTAGGTACAAATAGTACACCAACCATAGGAAAAACCTCTGACGCAACTGCAACAACAACAACAACTGTTACACTAGCATCACAAGGAGGAGGACAAGCTCACAGTAACTACCAGCCAGGTCTAGGATGTTACTACATAATGTACATACCATCGTAATAAATAATACCTGTTTATATAAAAGAGAACACACATGGCAATATTATTAAGAACCGACAAAGGATCTAAGTTATCATACATAGAAGTAGATGAGAATTTCTCATCTCTTTTCTATTCCGCATCTATAGACGGAAATACATTATCTCTATACTATACAGGTAGCCAATACGCTCCAAGTGTAAACCCTATAACAATAGATATTCCCCAAGGATCATCATATTGGACAGAGGATCTTGATGGTAGTATCTACAGAAATAGTGCAGTAAAGATTCTAGGAAATACTAGAATAATAGGGGCCGTTTCTGGATCAACATTAAAGCTAACATCACTTCCAGTAGGTACAGTTGAGACTAAAATACTAGTAGCTGACAACTCAGGGAATGTAAGGTATAGAACAGATTTAAACCTACAAGGTATTCAAGGACTGCAAGGACTTACAGGAACAGGTACACAAGGAGCAACAGGAACACAGGGATCAACAGGAGTTACTGGAGAACAGGGTATTCAAGGATTTACAGGAGAACAGGGATTAAATGGTACACAAGGAGCAACTGGTACTCAAGGAGTAGCAGGAAGCATAGGAGGAGTAGGTACCCAAGGTACACAAGGATCTACAGGTGCACAGGGCTTACAAGGTAATCAAGGAGTACAAGGTAACCAAGGTACAGTAGGTAACCAAGGAACTCAAGGTATTCAAGGAACTAACGGATCTCAAGGAATTCAAGGTATTCAAGGTAATCAAGGTACAATAGGATCTCAAGGAACTAACGGATCTCAAGGAATTCAAGGAATTCAAGGAACCGATGGATCTCAAGGAGTACAAGGAGTGCAAGGAGTACAGGGATCTCTAGGTATTCAAGGTATTCAAGGTACAGTAGGACTGAAAGGAGATACAGGACTAGGCTTTACAGTAGCTAAGATATATAGTAGTGTAGCAGCTCTACAAGCAGATACGAATCCATCAGACATATTCCCAGGAGAGTTTGCATTAATCGATACAGGTAATGTAGAGGATGCAGACAACTCAAAACTATACCTATGGGACGGAAGCCAGTACATATACGTTAATGACCTAAGTGGTACAGCAGGTATACAAGGTGTTCAAGGAGCAAGCATACAGGGAACTCAAGGTACGATAGGAACTCAAGGAATTACAGGAATACAAGGAGTTGCAGGTTCCCAGGGAACTGTAGGTAGCCAAGGTACAGTAGGTATACAGGGAGCTACGGGAATCCAAGGTGCAGATGGTACACAAGGAACTACAGGTGCTCAAGGTACTGAAGGAGCTCAGGGTACAACTGGACTTCAAGGAGATAGAGGACTTCAGGGAATTCAAGGAATAAGTGTCCAAGGATTGCAGGGTATCCAAGGACTACAAGGACCTCAGGGAACACAGGGAGTTCAAGGTACTCAAGGAGTACAGGGACTACAAGGACTACAGGGATTACAGGGTATTCAAGGACCTCAGGGAACTCAAGGAATTCAAGGAACTCAAGGACTACAAGGACTTCAAGGTATTCAAGGTACAACTTACTTACAAGGTACAGGAATAAGTTTAGCAGGAGGATCTATTACAAATACAGCACCTGATCAAACAGTAGCACTTACAGGAGCAGGAGCAACTAGTATATCAGGTACTTATCCTAACTTTACAATTACATCTACCGATACAAATACATGGGTTGCTAACTCCTCTTCAACTGCAGGATATGTAGCATCAGGAGCAGGACAAGCAAGTAAGGTATGGAAGACAGATGCATCAGGTAATCCAGCTTGGAGAGATGATGCAGGTACAACTTATACAGCAGGTGGAGGATTAACTTTAACAGGTACTGAATTTAGTCATACAGATACATCAACTGCTACTAATCTAACAGCAACCAGCAGAACATATGTAAGCGGATTAACATTTGACATTTACGGACACGTAACAGGATATACTACAGGAGCTGAAACTGTTGTAGATACAAATACTTGGGATGCTAACAGTAAAAACGTAGCAGGATACGTAGCAGCACCAGGTGCTGTTGCAAATAAAGTATGGAAAACAGATGGATCAGGTAACCCTGCATGGAGAGACGATAGTAGTACAGACGCAACTAAATTACCTCTAGCAGGAGGTACAATGACTGGTGCAATTACATTTGCAGCAGGTCAGACTTGGCCTACGTTCAATCAGAATACAAGCGGTAACGCTGATACAGCTACTAAAACCATTAACACAGTAGCAGGAACTACTTCAGCGGACTTAGTTTACGGTAACATGGCAGATAATGACCAATTCCGTATTAGAATAGGTGGTACAGCTACAAATGAAGGGTATGTTGAAATAGCAACTGCAGATGATGGGACAGAGCCTATACACGTTAGACAGTATACAGGAGTCTTTACGTCCTTACAGAGAACCGCAACATTATTAGATGGTAGTGGTAATACATCATTTCCAGGTACGGTAACAGCACCTACATTCTCAGGAGCATTATCAGGTAATGCAACTACAGCAACTAACGCAACTACTGCAGGAGGATTAGCAGTGCATACGGATAGAAATAACGAAGCTAATAAGATAGTAAGAACTGACGGTAATGGGTATATTCAAGCAGGTTGGATAAATACTACATCAGGAGATAACGGTACAACAGCAATTGATCGAGTATATGCTTCGGGAGATGGATATTTGAGATATTACACACCAGCTAATTTCCGACAAGTACTGGACGTTCCAACAAGAACAGGAGGTAGTGCTTCCGGTACATGGGGTATTAGCATAACAGGTAGGGCGTTTCCTAAACGTGCAAATGGAACTAATATTAACTTTAACATAGAAAATAGCATTGTTAATACCGGTAACCCAACTGCAATACTAGGAACTACCAACAATATAGATATAGAAGCATACGGTACATCAGGACTGAGCGTCAACTATGCTGCAAGTGCAGGAGCAGTAGCTTGGACTAATGTATCAGGAAGACCAACAGCATTATCGAGCTTTACCAATGATAGTGGATTTATAACATCAGACTCAACTAAACTACCTCTAACTGGAGGATCCTTATCAGGAGGGTTACAGGGTACTACAGCTACCTTCTCAGGTAACATATCAGTATCTACAGGAACCGCTACAGGAGGGGGTATTATATTAGCAGATGATGGAGATATAGTTGACTTAAATGATGGATACTGCGCAATGAGATTCTCTGCAGGAGTAAGGGTACATGCTGGTAACAGAACAGGAGCAGCAAATATTACTTTAGCTAGTGGAGGAACTATAACAGCAGCAGCCGACATAGTAGCATACTCAGATGAGAGAGTAAAGGAAAATATAAGCACTATCGAAAATGCTTTAGATAAAGTAAAAGCACTAAGAGGAGTTACCTATAACAGAACGGATAACGAAGACAAGTCTCAAAAGATAGGAGTAATTGCTCAAGAAATTCAAGAGGTACTTCCACAAGTAGTTCACGAACAAGAAGACGGTATGTTAGGAGTATCTTACGGTAATATAGTAGCAGTACTTATTGAAGCAATAAAAGAACAACAAAAGCAAATAGATGAGTTGATGCGTAGGTAAAAACTACGTAACAACTTCTTTACTATTTATATAAAAAGTACTACATGGCAATATTATTAAGAACCGACAAAGGATCCAAATTAACCTATATAGAAGCAGATGAGAATTTCTCATCTCTTTTCTATTCAGCATCTATATCAGGTAATACACTATCTCTATACTATACAGGAAGTCAATTTGCACCAGCAATAAATCCAGTTAATATAGACATACCTCAAGGATCTTCTTATTGGACAGCTTCCCTAGGTGGAAGAATCACAAGAACAAGTGATGTAGGAATTACAGGGAACTTACAGGTAATAGGCCAAGTAACAGGATCAGTACTAAGACTATCCTCACTACCACAAGGTACTACTGAGACTAAAATACTAGTAGCAGACGGAAGTGGTAACATTAGGTTTAGAACAGATTTGCAACTACAAGGTACACAGGGTATTCAAGGATTTACTGGAGCACAGGGAATCCAAGGTATGCAAGGTACTAGAGGAATTCAAGGACTTCAAGGACTTCAAGGAGTAGAAGGAGACGAAGGAGTACAAGGTATACAAGGAGTACAAGGACCTCAAGGT